TTCAGGAAAGCTAGAAGTATTATTACAAATGTATTCAATCATACGTTCTGTGTAATACTCAGCAGTATTCCTAACTTCTTCTCTAAGGTGTTGTGCTTCTTCTGTAGATAAAGCTGTTCCTGTTTCAGAGGTTTTAGAATATATGTTTCCATTTTCAATTTTAAATCTAAGGAATGGAACTGCGTGAAAAAATGCCCAATTTGGCAGCATATCCCCTATGTAGTCATCTAATAAAGTTTTGTATGCTTCATTCCCCACATCACCAATAGTTCCTGCTGTAATCAAATCTTTCAATTTTTGATTTAGGTCAGTTCCTAACTTAGTTTCAACATAGAGCTTTTGTGCCTGTCTTACATACGGCAAGAGCAGATCGGTAGATACATTTAGGTTAATTGCAGTTGATTCTGCTAGTTTCTGTTCTGATATAAATAATACGTATGCCATAGTTAATTGTAATATCCGTTATTCTTCATTCGTTGTGGTGGTATTGCTACTAATTTATCATTCTTTTTTACTGTAAACCCTTCACTTATTGCTTTCACGTGAGAAATAATCTGATCATCATTAATTGGTTTCTTTGCGTTTCTTAAAGATGATTTATAGATTCTACGAAGCCAAAAATGCCGACATTGTGGTCCTCCTTTAAAAAGAAATAAATTGTATGCTTCTTTTCCATAATGCCCAAATCCTGGATTAACCTCTAAACTATCAGCATTTAAAATATCTCGCTTTCTATAAACTTTATTTGCTCCCACCATTAGCTCACAAAATTCTCTACTTGTTCCAGATTTGTTTTCTAAAAAATTATCTGTAGCATACACATATCTAACCTTATAAAAATCATTAAACGAACGATTCACTCCATCTTGGTCTATATAATATCCTTCTTCATCTTTCTCTTTAGGGTTTCTAGCTATAATATTAGGATTGCCTTTAATAGCTTCTGCTAATTCAATTTTTTTATTTAACTCTTTATTTAACTCATCTTCAAAATCAAACTCAATATGCTCCCCATCTACAACTTCTTCTTCAACTATTTCCCAATCTTCAGGGGTTTCTTCTCCAAACTTTTCTATCCAACTTGTAAGGTTTATTTTTTCAGACATTTTAGTTAGATCCTCTCTTACTTCTACATCTAAAGGTTCTAACCCTAATTCTGATCTGATTTCAGCTTCCGTCATAACTGCTTTTAAGTCCTCAGAAGTAAATTCTAAAGTAATAGGTTTTAATTGAACAAAGTTTACAGGCATATCCATTTGGTTTACTTGGAATATTTTTCTTAGTTGTTTTACTATTTGATCCTGAAATGGCTTAACTACTGTATTGAGATAGAAATTCCCTGCTGAGTTAAGCTCGTCAGCGTTGTTTCCAAGCCCTGTGTCGGACTTTATACCCATCAGCATAGGAGAGGTCACCCTGTGTCCTGATAAGATGTTCTGAGTAAGTAATTCTTGGAGTGCCAAATACTGCTTGTCCAAATCAGAAGGACTTATAGCTTGTATTTCAGGAGTTCTTGTCTTATCATCTGAGAATGTCAATATGAATTTCCCTGCATTATTTTGTCCTGTAAACTTATCAGTTAAACTTTGTTCTATTTGAAAACGTTCCTCCTGAGTGGGCACACCATTACTGAAGTTTACCATAAACGATCCTGAGAATCCTGAGCTGATATTGTTGAGATGGAACTCTGAAACCCTAGAATCAATTAATGCCCAATTTGCCGAAGAAACCCAATCAGCAGAAAAATAACTATTCATATTAGGACTATAAAGCCCTGCATACATTATTTGATTTGCAGATGTTCTGTCATCAGCATTAAAAGCAGAAACATAATAAGGTTTGTTCTGTCTAGTATTTGTCCAATCTGCTGAAATATAATATCCTGGAGTTCTGCCAAATTCATCAGGTCTAGCACATCTTAGTTTAGAAACGTCCACGTGGTACACCTCTGCTATTTGAGTTCTATCCTTTGACCACACTACGTTAAGAGCAAATGCTCCTTGTAATTTAAAGTCAAAAGCCACTTTCTTTAATACTTCGTGTAAACTTTCATTCCCATTAGCTCTGTCCATAAAGTTTTGAAGTTTAACTCTAGCTTCTAACTCTCTATCATCTTCATCTTCTATAATAAGGTTTTCTCCTGCAATCATCTCTGAAGTAGAATTGACAATAGCTGCCGTGATACTACTTGAATAATAAAGATCAATTAAAAACTGAGGGTAGAGATTTCGCCAATCCCCATTTGCATCTCCATATTCAATCCAATCTTTTCCCCTCGTTTCAGTAATTATTGGAGCAGTTGAAGTTTCTAAATTGATATTAATAATATTGTCTTTCATATTTTTTATTTTATATACTAGCTAACCTATCGTTTACATTAGCAGTTAAAGCTGAACTTTCTGAACTATATATTTGCACTTCTTCAACCGTACCATCAAAAGGATTTTTATCTCCATCTCTTACTCCTATCGCATTAATATCAGCCGTTCCTGTTAGCGTTTGTGTTACGGATTGAGCCACTCCGTTGTTATACAAAGTTATAACATTTGAACTATCTCTTGCTATAATTATATAATCATCCCCAAAAGTTCCACTATCTAAATTTAAGTTCTTAGAAGATCCATCTATTTTTATAGTCAGCCTAGAGCTAGTAACGTATTTTATCATTTCATTATTAAGCACGTTGTCGCCAAGAATTACATTATTAAAAGCAGTTGGAAAAGCCCTGAACCCAATCGTAAATGCTCCTGATAAGCTAACTGTACTTGCAGATTGAAGATTATTAACATCACCACTATCAAAAGTCAAAACACCAGCAGAATAAGCAGGTTGCTCAGTTGCCGTATCTTGTTCCATAGTATGGCTATTAGAAGAACTATCTGCCCAATCACTAACATCAGAACCATTTAAAGTAATTCCAGTAGCATTTTGATACCACGCTTCTAAACTTCCTTCATCTAGTGGATTCCAAGAACCTGAAGGCCCATTAGAGGACACTAAACTTAATCCCAATTTAAGAGCTAACATTATAGAGGTTGCTCATAGTAACATAAAGCAACTCCTGAAGTCAGAGTAATTGCAGTTACGTTAAGAAATAAGCTAGTTCCAGCAGCCATTGTTGTATTAAGATTAGCAATTGCTGAACCTGTTGCAGTTGTTGCATTAGCTGCTACTATTGATGCTATAACACTTTCAACAGGGAAGTGAATACAGTAGTAATCCTTTCCTGTCATAGCAGTTGTCGCTATTACATCACATCTATTTTTTCCCATTTGCTCTGTTAAGAGTTGTTGTACGTTTTCTATTGCCATAATTTTTGTTTTTTATCCTGAATAAATATAATTTGTTTCCTGAATACTAGCTACTAATTGAGCTTCTTCTGTTGAGCCACCACCTGTTAAATCTACTGTTGGTGTGGAAGTATAGCCATTTCCAGAGTTTGTTATTGTTACTGATGTTATTGCTCCTGCTGCTATTGTGCAAGTTGCAGTTGCAGTTGTTATTGGATTCCCTCCTGTTATTGTTATTGTTGGAGGGGTGGTATATCCCACACCACCTGATATTATTGTTATAGTTTGAACACTTCTACCATTTTGAGAATAAGATACTTGTTCTGTTCCTGCTTTTTCTGTTACATACATTTTCCCTTTAGTAACCAGCCCTTGAACAATACCTCTCCTTCCATCATTAGGATTAAATATAAAATCTTCGGTGGCTGGAGCGTGAGTTGCATCTATTAACCCTTGGGCTGCCCAAGTTACTTCGTACACTTCGTACTTCCAATATCCTGCTTCTAAATTTACCCTTCCTACAAATTCATCAGGAGTTGCATTATAATCAAAGTCCGACTTAGTATATCTATTATTAATTGTTTCTGCTGTTGCATAAGCATACTGAACTGACCTATCCATATCATTTGTAAACTTATATAAATATCTAAGTAAACTTACATCATTGATTAAATTATCCTTAGTTTGAATGTAAGCTGAAAAGTTCGTTTCGGTTATTGCTTGTATCATATATTATATAATAGAAAAGTCCTGTTTTTATTTGCCTTGTATAAAGAAAAGAGGGCTAAAAGCCCTCTAATCAAGAATATATGAAAACTACTAATAAGATTAT